CGACCGTCCGTGCCGTCCTTCGGCGTTGGGATATAGGTTGCTGCGGATTTTGCCAGCGCCACCAGGTCAACGACTTCAGCATCGCGCCCCGATTCACCTTTCTCGCCAGGGTCGCCCTTCGGTCCAGGCACCGGCGCGCGCGCTTCAAGGTCGACGATGCGACTCACGAGCGCATCATCGCCGGCGTGCTTTCGTTCGAGTTCCTTGACCTGTCCGCTGAGGAGTTTGATCTGCTCATCCTGAGCTGCAAGCCGCGCGAGCAGCGGCCCGACAGCCGCCTTGACCGTCCGCGCCATCGCCGCGCCTAGGACATCGAGCTCGATCACCTCAGGCATCGGCCATCTCCAGATGTCGCAAGGCCGCGCCGAAGACTTCGTCCTCTGAGTACATCTTCACGGGCGCCGGCGGGAGGGTTGGCGTAGCGGGCTTCGCCTCAGGCTTCGGCTTTTGTCCGAACGGATCCGGCCCAGCGTCCCGTTTGGACAGGGCGGCGAGGCTATGATCCTGTTCCTGAAGGTATACGGTGTCGCCGCCTTCGAGCGGCCCATAGTTGAACTTCGCCCGCCCTTCGTTCGGTGCGAAGATCCCACCCTTGACACCGTCGGTCGTGAACTTCATCCGCGAGCCCGCATCCATCCGCATCAACTCGTCTTCATCAAACGAGACTTCATAACCAGCGTCGACGGCCCCGATCCCGAAGCCGAGACACGTCTCGACAGCCGTCACCAGCACCTGCAAGCACTGCTGGTAATACTCAAGCGTCAGCGCGCCGCGATCGGCCGCGCCAGGTGCCGCCCCTGTGACCTTGTACGTGGGCATGTGGAACGTCGAGCAAATCTGCTCCGCGCCCCATGAAAGCTGTTTGATGATCTCAGCGTCGACCGCCGTCATCACGGGAGGCTTTTCGAACTTCAACCCGCCGCCGAGGACCACGATCTTGCCGGTGTTCTCAGGCCCGGCGTAGTTGTCCTGCCAGAGCTTTTCGAACTTGTCGATGTTGTCCTGAGAGATCACTTCGGCCGACGTGACCACGCCGCCCGGCTGGAAGCCCTGCGAGGCGAGGCGCATCGAGTTGCCGACGATCTTGAGGCCGTGCATCGCCAGATGTCCGGCCGCATAGACCGGCCCGAGCCCGACGAGCGGGTGATACAGGCAGTTCCACCGGTCGTGGATGATCTCGCTCGCCGGCACGACGACGCTCGCCCCGTCACTCGGCGCACCATCCTGACGAAGCTGTTCGATCGTTTCTGACGCGAGTTGATCAGTCGAGAGCGAATAGAACACCTGGCCCCGCGGTGAAACCATCGGCTTACAACGCGTCCAGTCGAGGATGTAGCCGGAGTCGACGACATTTCTAGCATCGCGACCCTTCAGCACGATCGTATTGCCGTAACAGAGCTTCGACAGGATCCACTGCTCGATGAACTGCTGCTGATTCTGATAGTGGTTCGGCTGGCGCAGGACAGGCGAAAACGCGGGCGACTCGGTATCGGTGTAAATGCCGTTACGATCCTTCTGGCACAGATAGAAGCCGCACTTCGAGATGTCGCTGGCAATCAGCGTGGTGCAGGACCAGAACGTCGGGTTCTGCAGCGCGTCGCTGACCGGGGTCGTGATCCCGCGCTGCCACGCGCCAGCGAAACTCTCGCGGATGAACGGCCACCAGCTATTCGATGGGAGATTCGTGACAAATCCTGACGGCGGATACGAGACGGTATCGCCGGCGGCTTTGCGCCCGATCGTGAGGTCGAGAGGGCCGAATTGAATCCGCACCGGAGCCCGTTACTCCGTCGCGATCAAGTCTTCGGATTGTTCAGCGCGAAGATCACTTCTCCGATAGCGCCCGCGAGGCAACGGCTTGGATTCCTCGATCTTCTCGACGGCGTCGACGAGAAGAAAGACGTTCCCGACGTCCTCGTGAAGCTCGACGATCTCGCCCGGCTGTTGTCCATCCGGGAGTGGCCGCTTGACGCGATACTTCATCAGGACTCCGAAAACTGAGCGCGAGGCCAAGGAATACCCACAGCCCCGCGCTCGTCAGACTCTACGCTGCGACGTACGCCGCCGGCGAGATGTACTGCACCGCCGTCGTCCGCCGACGTTTCCAGGTGACTTCGCGCTGCGCCTTCAAGCCGACGAGGCTGTTCTGCCAGAGCGAAACCAAGCTGGCACCCGTGCCGGTGATGCCGGACTGAGACGACGTATCCTGCATTTCGACCGACGCCTGATCTGAGGCCTCGACCGTCACCGCGCCATCGTCGGCGAGGTAAATGTCGCCGGCCTTGACCGCGATGATCGTCTGCGTCGACGGCGAACCGACCGCCGTCAGATGCTCGGACACGATCACGGGGATGCCCCGTAGTGACCCACCGCGCATCGACAGGAGCGGGAAGTCGTCGTTGCCGAGGGTATTCGTCATCATGCTGATCTGCGCAGCCATCGAAGCCGACATGATCAGAACGAGGTCGCTCGCGTCCAGGTTGTTGGCCGCGAAGAGCGCCAACAGTGTCGCGATGTCCTTGCGGACGTTCGTCGCCGCGGTGCCGCTCGGGGCCGTCGCCGCGATCCCGTCCGTGATCGACGCCGGCGAGGTCGCCCCGACCGCCGCTTTCGCCGGATCGACGAAGTCGAGGTCCATCTTCGCGTTGATGGCGCGCGCGAGGTCGTCGCGGACGCGCGCTTCGGCTGACGGGTTCGAGAACCGGATCGCTTCCTTGGTCAGAATGGCCAGCGCGCCCAGCTTGTGGAAGAGCAGCGCCGCGTTGAACGTGACCGCAGCGGACGGCAGCGTCGGGAGACCTTCTCCCACCCACGCCGCGCTGAAGCCCGTCGACATACCGGAGACGCGCTCGTTGAACCCGACCCGGTTGAGGCTCGGGTAGTTGCCACCGCCACCTGGGTTCGGGCCGCCGAACTTGCCCACGATCGATCCGGGCCGCAGGTACTCGATGAAGTCGTTCATCACGCTGTAGGGCACCATGTCATCGATGTAGTGCGAGCCCGTGGTGGCGGCGCCGGCGACGGCTGTCTTCTGCGACAGTTCGATCATCGCCGTCACGCCCGGATCGTCCGGGTAATACTGCTTCGCGAGGCGCATCGCTTCGCCTGGGAACCCGCGCGCCGCGCCGATGCACATGGCGTAACGGGCGAACAGAATGCCCTTCGGGAGTTCGCGCGTCACCGTGATGCGCTGCGCCGGCTGCCGCGTGATCGCCGCTTCCCTCGGTGTGGCGCCCTTGACTTCCGTCAGGACGGCGTCCTTCTCCATCTGTTCGACATCGCGCAGGGTGACGAGATGCGCATCGATGCTCTTGATCTCACCCTTCAGCGTCTCGACGGTCTCCTGCTCGGCGGCATCCGGGAGTTCACCGCTCTCGGCGGTCTTCTCCATCACCGTCGCGAGTTCGGCGGCTTTCGCCTGGCGCGTGGCTTCCCATTCCTTGATCTGTTCGGCGTAGGTTTTCTTGGCCATTTGTCGGTGTCCCGCGTTGCGCGTAGAAACGCGCGATGACGCCGGAACACCGGCCAGTTTCGATTCGACAACGGGCTCACTGACCGACAGGTCGAGCCCGACGTCGAGAGATTTGATGTTGCGGATCGTCGCTTCCGCATTCGCCGGAATTACCACCGCCGACAATTCGTACCATTCCCATTCGGGATAGATAAAATTACCGGTCACCTTGTCGTAAGTCTCTTTGAGTGGGCGCCAGCCGATCGACAGGCCCTTCACCAGCTTGGCCTTGATGCTTTGCCACGCCAGATCAAGGCGGTCCTTCAGCATCCCAGGCTCGTCGATCTGCGCGATGCGCGCCTGGATCTCAATGCCCTTTGACGTGACCTTGGCATCGAAAACTTCACCGATCGGATCGCGGTGCTGCCAGAGTAGCGGCATCGGCAACGTGAATTTGGCACCTTCCGGAACCATCACGTCATGCTGTCGATCCGGCGACGGAGTTGAGGCAATGCCCGTCAGGATGCGTTTTTCAGCATCGAGACTCTTGACTTCGAGGATCGACCAGGCGCGCTGCGTGAGCATGAGTCGATTCCCATGCTAGGGCTCGGCTGGAGAAATTTCTTATTTCAGTAGGATTAATCGGCTGTTGGCACGGTTCTTTGATACGCCACGCTCGGAGGTCAGGACATGAGTCAGCAGCACAACATCAAGGACAAAGTCGGCGCGATGACGGCACAGGACGTGAGCGGGCACAAAGTGGACGAGAAGAAGCCGAAGACCGAGGCCGAACGGACCGGAGGCGGGAACACGCGAATGCCAGAGGAGACGCAACACTCAACGGATACCGGCGAGCGGAAACCGAGGACGAACGCGCCAGCGTCGAACCAGCCGTCAGGCGGGACAACCGCGCCGAAGTCGTAACATCACGATCGCCGGCCGTGGCCCTGTGTCGTCGCGGCCGGCGCAGATTTTCCTCGGCGGTAGGTTCTTGAGGTCGAGGAGCGCCACTTCGGCATCGCTGACCGCCTTCATAAAGCCTCTAAAATCAGCCTGGAACTTGCCGCGAATCGCACCAGAGCGAACCGCGCGCGGCATGTCACGTATCAGAGGTATGAGTTCTGCCGCCCATGCTGGCGTGCTACCAGTCGGCACTGTGACGCGTGGACCGACGACCGCAGCGCCGACCAATCCGAAGAGTTGACGGCGCGTCATTTGTCTCTCCTAGAGACTTCCCAGGCAACAATCGCACCACAAATCAGGAACAACGCACCGACAAGACTGAGCGTCATCGCGGCAACTGCAGAATCAAAAGTTGACGGATCGTGGCGGAAATAGATTGCTCCTGCTCTTTGGCCAGTTCGATCAACCGGTCATGCGCACCCGCCGGCAACCACGTGGAGACCGCTGCCCGCGGCTCCGTGACCCGTGGCCGTCCTCGTCCTCTCGTCTCACTGACGAGGACTTTTGTCGACGTGACCGGATCGGCTCCTCTACGCATCACGCCTTCCTTCCCCCAATGATCACCATCTGAACCTCACGCTGACGCTGCTGCTGTTTCCGCAGGCGTGAACTGAGCGCACCGACCAGCGCATCGATCCCGTCGATCTTGTGTGGACTCTCCGCGGAGTCCTTCTTCGGCAGTAGGCTGTCATCGGTGCGCCGGGTCACCTGGGTATTACTGGCGAACCAGCGGAACAGACTATTCCCGTCATGGCGGATCTTCTGGTGTGTCACCCGCACTTCGAGATCGCGCGCGCCCGGTGTACACGTCTTGGCGTTCTTCGGTTCGACGATCGCTGGCAGCCCAGAATTCGACAGGTTCCCAGCAATTTGCTGGCTGCCGAACTGGTCGAACACCAGTTCCTGGACTTTGAACCGCTGGCAGTCTGCACGAAGGTCCGCCTCGATCCGCGCGAAGTCGGTCAGCGTGCCGTCGGTTTTGATCAGGATCCCGTCTTCCGCCCAGATCCGATACTCCGGCACGCGGCGCGCGCGCATCTCTACGATCTCGGCCGGGAGGTAACACCGCAGGAACGCCACCAACTCATCGCCTCGTTCGAACAGCAGCACCGTCGCCGCCAAGTCATCCGTCGCCGCCAGGTCGTTCGCGATCCAACAGGTTTGACCGAGGAACGACTCGAGCAACAACCCTTCGTCCTTGCATTTGTCCCACGCCGTCATCGAGAGCCAGCGCGACGAACTCTGCATCCATTGACTACAGATTTTGACGCGGAACTCCCCTTCGACGCCTGGCACCTGTTGCGCATCCAGACAGTACTTCTCGACGTATTCAAATTTCGGCGACACCCCGATCATCGGGCAGGCCTTGACCCACACCCGTGAATCGCGCCAGTCGTCTTCCTGATCGAGCGTGTAAATCACACCGAGCAGATGGTCCGCGACGATCACCTGCTCGAGCGTCTTCTCCACCTGTTGGTGGAGCGCATACCCGACCGACAGCAAGTCGTAACCGGCCGTCGTCGGGCATAGCATCAGCGGGTTCCCACGCGCGCCCTGCGAACTCTTGAGCACATCATGCAGCCCGAAGTTTTGCGCGTGCCCTTCGTCCAGAATGGTGCATGACGGGTTCAGCCCGTCCTGTGTCGACGCCTTCGCGTTGACCGGCTTGGCGACTCCGTCCGGCGTAATGATCGAGTTCGCCAGCACCTGCACGCCTTGTCCGGCCAGAAACGCCGATCGCTGCCCCATCTTCTGCATGATGGCGAACACGATCCGCGCCTGCGCGCCTGTCGTCGCCCCACAGATCACCGACGCGCCTGGCTCGTCCTCTTTCAGTAGGTGGTAGTAGGCCAGCGCGGCCATGAGCGTCGACTTGGCCGCCTTCCGCCCCACTTCCAGATAGAACGTCGTAAACCGCCGCCGGCTGGTATCTGCCCGCACCCGCCAGCCGAACAGCAGGCTGACCAGAAATACCTGCCACGGCTCGAGCTGCAACGTCGCCGTGTCCCAGCGCCCCTCGACATGCGGCAACTGCTCGACGAACGCGCACGCCGTGTCCGCCTCAGCCTGCATCCATACGTACGGCGACGACTCATCCGACGCGCGCGCCAGATCACGGACCTGCCGCTCGCACGCCAACTGCACCCACCGGCACGCCACAATCCGGCCCGACAGCACCCCGTCCAGGTAGAACTGGCACAGCGATCCGTAGTTTTTGGCCGGTTTCTGAGTTTTGGCTGGCCCTGCTGGGAGCTGGGGCTGTCCTAACGCTTCCGCCTGATACGCGCGCTCCCGCCAAGGCCGCAGCGTCCCTCGCTTCGCCTTCTCCTCAATCGAAAGCCGCGGCCTACCCGTCCTGGCCAATCTCGTTCGCCTCCCGATAGTTCATGTCTAGACTTCCGGCTACGCAATAACTTTCG